GCTAAGAAGTTTGCTAAGTCTATTATGGCGGAAATGTACACCCATGTAATGCACTTTGTAATGTTGAATCATCAGTACGACAACACCGCTCCTGGTAGTTTTATTACTACTAAAAAATCCACTGGAGGTGAATGGGTGTCGTTATTTCCCACACTAAGACTTTCTATGAGTTTAGTAAAACATGAAAAGATTGACGATGTAGAAGTTGCTCAAATAACGAGAGTAAAAGTTGTCAAAAACGACTTCGGAAGTCGTAAACCAACAGACATAAGGATATTATTGGGTTATGGTATAATACTTTCTCAAGAAGATATTGACTATGCTTTGGAGGTAGGTATTTTACAAAAAGAAGGAGCGAAGAAAGTGTCTTTTATGAAAGGTAAGTTATCTTGGAGTTCTCCGAGAGAATTATTCAAATTATATCAAGAACATAATAAGCTATTGACTGTTCTTCATAACAAGATTAAAAAATCTATGCAAAACGATTTGATTGCTTTGAAGAAGTCATTGTCTAATGGAATTGAAGAAGATGACGAATAAAAAGAAAAATAGTAAAAAAGCACTGGGTGTGCTTGTGAATGATATTCATTTAGACAAAGATAATGGGAGCTTGATAAAAGACATTTTTCGTCAGCTCATCAGTCTTTGTAGAGAATATAACACAAACCGCATATTCTGCGGCGGAGACGTATTCACCAACCGTTCGGGTCAGCCGTTAAAATGTCTGACTGATTGGAAGGAGATACTTGTTATGTTATCCGAAGAGGATATTGAATTGCACGTCATTCCAGGCAACCATGATAAAACAGATAGTGATGATGAAAAAAGTTATTTGGACGTTTATTCTGAGCCTTGTGTTAATCTTTATCGTTCTGGCAGTAGGAAGTTTATTGATGGGTGCGTGGTTGCTTTTATTCCTTACTTCAAAGACGATAAATGGTTGGAAGAATATGAAAAGGTTTGGAGTCAAATTGAGGAAAACCTTATTGAACACGATATAGATGATACTTGGCCGTTATTCTTGATAACCCATTCAGGTTTTGACGGAGTAGTAAACAACGATGGTTCAAGAGTTTCTTCAATTATCAAGCCTTCGATGTTTGAAATGTGGACTAAGGTATTGATTGGACATTATCATAATGCGTCTAAGTTAGCGGATAATGTTATATATACTGGCTCTGCTTATCAAAACAATTACGGAGAGAATATCACCGACAAAGGTTTCACAGTCTTATTTGATAACGGCTCTACCAAATTCGTTCCTTCTAAGTTCCCAAAGTATATCAAAGAAGTCATTGATGCGAACGACAAAGAGACTTTGATGAACTTGTTAGAAAAGTACGAAGGGGAGGAGTACGACCACATCAGATTTGTATTCACTGGAAAGAAGGTAGATTGCCAAAAGATAAACATTGCTGAGATACAAGGTAAATACGGTATAGATTGCAAATTTGAGGCAACCGAAACAACAGACGCAATCGAAATATCCGAGTCAGACAGTGTTTTATCTTACGATAAGAAAGCAATAACAAAAGACTTCTTGAAGTTCTGTACCGAGAATGATATCAAGGGCGGTAAGTTCAAGTATGGTTTTGATTTAATAAAGCAAATGCGGTATGTGGAATCCAAGTAAGATTGAAATGTATAATTTGTTTGCTCATAAAGAATCAATTTATGAGTTTAAGCAAAACAAATGTGTAATGATTTTCGGAAGCAACCAAACTGACCGAAATTTAGAAAATAACGGAGCTGGTAAGACTACGTTGTTTGAAGCAATTTGTATAGCTCTTACCAATGAAAGCCTACGAGCTATCAAGAAAGATAGTTTCATCAATCGAGATGAGGAAGAATGCCGAATTGTCTTTCATCTTTACAATCCTGTTTTGAAAATGAAGCTCCGTATCAGTCGTCAGTTCTTTCGTGGAAATAAGTCGGCAAAGATTGAGATATGGGAAAACGACAAGTTGAATAAACAAGTCGTATCGGTGAACGAAGCGAACAAACGCGTTCTTGAGCTTATCGGAATAAGTCGCGAGGACTTGTTGAGATATTTCATCATCAGTCAGGATAATCGGTACACCTTCTTCACCGCCAGTGATAGCGATAAGAAGGAAATCATGAACCGTATCACATCAGCTGATATGATAAATCCCGTCATTGAAGAACTTGATTTGCGTTACAAAGAAAAGAATGCCGAATACAAGGAGATTGATGATGAGATAGGTAAGTTATCGGATAAGAAGGAGATATTAGTGGAGCAAAGAGAAGAAGTGCTTGCTAATTATAATACTGAAGAGGAGTTGAAAGAGCTATCCGAGAAGATAAGCGAAGCCGAAGAAGAGATTGTTGAAATTGACGGTAACTTGGATAAGTGGAAGAAAGCGGTTAAAACGAGAGAGGAACAAATTCAAGCAATAACGGTTAAAGATACTACTCAACTGAAAAAAGAACGCAAGAAGCTCAAAGAAGAAATGGAGGGGCTTGATTCAGAATTATCCGAGAATAAAAGAACGGAAAGGAAGCTCAAAGCAGAGTTGGAAGATACCATAACTTGTCCTAAATGTTCTCACGAGTTCATACACGAGTCAGAGCTGGATTTGTCCGTTGAAGATACGAAGTCATTGCTTGCTGAAGCTCAAGACGAGATTAAGAAGCAAACCAAGAAATACGAAGTAAAAGAAACCAAACTTAAAAATCTTAACAAAAAGATAAAGGAAGCTGAAAGAGCCGAAGAGCTTGTTGGAGAGATTGAGGAGGAGAAATCAGGATATGAGCGTAAAATCAAACTCAAAAATCAAGACCGTTCCGACCTTCTTGAAAAGATAAAGAAATGGGAGGATGAGAAGAAATCTATCAAGAAACGCAAGAAAGACGACAAATTGTTAAGCAGTATTAACCAGCGTATTGGGGAATGCGATACCGAGATAGAGAAGCTCACCAAACAGCTCTTACCAATCAGCGAGGAGATAGAGACAATCAAGTTCTGGCAGTTCAATATGGGACGTTCAGGCTTCATGACGTATCTTGCTAACAAGTCAATCAAAATAATCGAAGGTATCACGAACAGCTATTTGAGAAAATTCGGTGTCGATATATCCGTACTCATCAATGGATTTACCATTTTGAAGTCAGGTGAGGTGAGAGAGAAGATTGACGTATTTGTTTTGAATGATGGTGTAACTGCCGAGCTATTCATGGCGAAGTCAGGAGGAGAGCGTGGACGTGTAACGTTGGCAGGAGTGCTTGGAATACAGCACCTCATAAATCTATCTACTAATGGACGTGGACTAAATTTGCTTTGTTTTGACGAGTGCTTTCATGGAATGGATAGCAAAGGTCAAGAAAATATCATCAAAATCTTTGAAAAAATGGGTATAACTATTTTGGTGATAACCCAAAATGTTAGTGAGTCTTTCAACAATGAGAACACGCTCTACGTGGTTAAAGAGAGGGATGTCAGCCGATACGTGTAAACGTCTCAAAGTTTATTAGAGATAATATGAACGCTGTAAACTTTTATTATAGATGGAAAATAAAGAATGGGTAAAATACATAAAAGACAAGAAGTTAATTACAATTGACCCTGGCAAAGAGGGTGGAATTGTAGTGTTTTCGCTTGACCGAAACGAGATAATAATGGTAACGCATATGCCTGAAACGCCTCAATTTTTAGAAGAGTTTTTGAATAAATACAAGAACAATTCTATTTGTTATCTTGAAAAAGTAGGAGGACTACCTGGCATGGGAGGTTCGAGTATGTTCAATTTTGGTAAGGGATTTGGACACTTGGAAATGGCTTTGATTTGTAAAAAGATACCTACTATGGAGGTGACGCCTCAGAAGTGGCAGAAAGAGTTACAATTGGGCACTAAGGGTAAAAGAACAACTAACCAGTGGAAAACTAAATTAATGGAACGTGCTCAGCAGTTGTATCCGAGCGTAGGAACTAAATTCAAATTGAAAACAAAACAAGATTGGACAAGAGTTTCTGACGCTCTTTTGATTTTAGAATACGCAAGAATAACTGAAAAACGAAAATAAGTATGAAATTTGTATGCGAAAATCCTGATTGTCCGAAGTTCGGAATTGAAGATGAGTATTTAAGCAATACTTATAAAGTTATCAACGGTAAACTTCAGAGCAACAACGCTCCTTGTCCTTGTTGCGGACAAGTACGAGAGGAAATCAACCCAAACAAGGATATTCCGTTGAGCGAAAAGAATATTGATATTGCGAAGTATTCAAGCGCGTCTCCTCAAGATAAGAGAGCGATGTTGAAGAAACGTTCTCATGACCATTACGAGAAAGAAATCAAACCTTTCAAGGAACATCAACTTCACGAAACAGTTAAACAATTTAAGGAAGCAAGTAAAAGTTGATGCTATGAGTTTAGAAAGCGTGTACTTCAAAGCCGATTATCATTATAAGGCGAAACTTGTCAATAAGTGGATTGCGATAATCAGATACTCACCAAACGAGAAGCGAGTCAAGTCGTATAAGAATTTGGTATTCAAAATGATGAAAGATATTGTCAAGAAAAACATTGCTAATTATCTCAATCTGCTTAACAATACCGAAGTGAAGGACGTGCCCGACAGAGATGAACTGGTTGCTGATTGTTATATCGTCTTTGACAAATGTTTAGAAAAGTATATAATCAATGGTAATTACAATTTTTACTTTTATTACAATAAGTCTCTGTCAAGAAATTTTTACCGAGATTATCAAAAAGAGCTACAAAGTAGCAATGGTCACGTAGAAGTTTCAGAAGCATTGGAAGCCGTTAATAAAAGTTTTCACGATTATCGGGAGCCTGACGCAACGGAGCTTTTAATGGAGCATCTTGGTTTGGATGAATTGGAAAAGCGGATATGTCGTTCAAGAATGTTAGGTCAAAAAACTTCCGAGTTCTTGAAGGAAAATCCAGAGGTAACAAATGGACAATATTCACGTTGTCTGAAGAAAATAAAAGAAGTGTTAACAACGTCTCAAGAGAAAGGAGAAATTTGATATGGAAGTCAACATTTATCAAAAGGCTATCGAACAGCTGGTATTGGAAGGCAATACAATCCTTCAAGTGTGTACTTCGAACAAGGACGAGTTCTTGTTTTTTGCCGTATATAAATGGCAAGAAGGGTATTTCAATACAGCCCAATCTATTGACTTTAATACAGTAGAGGGTGTGAATATAACAGAGTTTCTTAATAAGAATGCAGCGATGTGCTCTAACAGAACAAACTTTATGTCGTTATTCAACCGAGTAATGGAAGATGGGGTTTTGGTACGTTGCGAGTTCACGAAGAGTGCAACTTGGTTCAAGTGGGCAGCTCCGAATGGTACAAAGAAACTGTAATTGTAAATATGAAACCGTCAAAATATCAAAAAGTTATCTACGAAGTATTCCAAAAGACAAA